ACTGATTTCCAAACTCCAACATATAAGTTTGTGTTGTACTAAATTCAAAAGGAATTAATCTTGTTTCTTTAGAACTATCTTTTACTTCTGCTACAAATTGTGTACCACTTCTTCTTGCTGCACTTCCATGAGGGAATATAATCATATTCTCTAATGTCTTACATCCTGTAGGATATTTAGCTAAATCATTTCTACCATCTAGTCTTGGTGATAGTTCGCCACCTGTAAAGTTCGTTAATTGAACAGCAACTCTAGCCATAGGTTAGTACCTTGAGTTTATAAAAGTAGAAGCTCCCATTACATCTGCTTGACCATTATCTGGATTAGTATTCTGACCCTCAGTAGCATCTACAAATCTAGCTTCTTTTAATTTATCTTGAAACAAATTATACATATTAGAAGCAACAGGATTAGAAGATGTAACTGCGTATGCAATGTCAGCAGCTAATGCAGCAGATATTGTTTCTCTTAACAACTCATCATATTGATTAGCATCTGATATTCTTGCTACATATTGTATCTTAACTGTTCCATGATTTGCTACAATCTTTCTTCCTTCAATTTTATAATCATAATCATAATTTAAAATTGTAAGAACTCTCAAGCAATCAGCAGGTAAAGTAAACTGATAACTAAAACCCCATGAAGGTGTTTCAGTATCTTTTGCTAGTTCAACTCTTTTTATTAAACAATTCCAAGGATGAGATCTAAATAAACTATCTCTAACTTGTGTGTATCTTGCATTGCAAAGTCTTGCGTTCTTTGAATCTTCTGTAAGTGATAATATTGTTGATGCACCAAGTTGGTTTAATGCTCCATTACAAATGTCTACTACTGATGCCATACTATTTCCTTATTATATACTTTCGCCTTATCTGTCTATCTTTTTCTAAAGCAAAAATTTCTTCTGTTGTTCTCTCTTCTTTAGTATCAAATCCGTAATGATTTTTACTATCATTTTGAAATCTGTCTACCAAAACATATCTATATACATAATTATCTTTTTTAAAATGTAATACAGATTTTAATTCTTGTATCTTCTTCATGCACTCTAGGGGGTTTCCACTCTCGCTTCCACCCCCTAAAATCTTATTTACTATGCTTCGTGAGCAAGTATTTCTACAACTTTTTCTTCTTCCATTCTAGTTGCACCGAATGCAGCAGAATAGTAGACTTGAGTTGCGTAACCTTTGTCTGATCTTTCATCAATTCTAGCAGTTGAATCTTTACCAACAGCTAATGCAAGACCATCTTGTGCGAAAGCAAAACATTTTCTTTTGCTTGAAGCGATTGACAATCTGTTAGATACACAAAAGTTGAATCCTAAGAATGTACTTACATCACCTTGAGCTAATGCTTTTACTGTGTTGAAGTCGCTTGAAGTTACTTCAGTAGTTCCTAATAGGTCTGTAACCTGTTTAGGAGATACTACGATGTATCTTGGAATTGACGGATCAACGCTAGCTAAGTCAAGAATCTCTTTTGCTTCTCTAAGTTTAGCAATAGTTAAACCTACAGTTCCAGCTTCAGCGATTTTTTGACCAGAAGGTAATGCAACAGAAGTACCACCAGCTACGCCAGTATCAGCAGCACCAGTTGCAGCAGTAATGATAGCATCATCCATAGCTCTACCCATTGCAAAAGCAGCAGCTTGTGCATAGCTAGAAGTAGGATCTACTAACATTCTTACTTTATCTAGATCGTCTACAAGATCTGCGAACTCATAGTCAACAAGTGAAACTCTTCTTCTTGAGTGAGGAGTATCTGCTTGTGGAGTGTCAGAGTGTCTAGTTGATCTTACAGTTGCAGTTACAGAACCAATTTGGTCGAAGAAAGCATTCTTCCCTGTAACAGATTCAAGTCTCACTTTATCTCTTAAAAGTGATCCTTTTTGTTGTGATAACATTTGTATGTTTGAACTGTATTGTTCTACAAATGCTTTTGTTATTTCAGTTGACATATTATGTCTCCTTAATTGTTAAGTTAATGTTAAAACAAAACAGAGACGTTATCAGAAATTCTGGCTTCTCTTGGATTTAAAGTCTTTTAGACTACAAGTCTATTCCTTGTTGTCAGAAAGGTTCTTACGAATTGTCTTTCTTTTGTTAGGCGAATTTTCACTCGCCTTACAAACCCATGTATAATATTCTTCGCAGATTGGCAAGGGATTAGATTTTTGATTCTCTGATCCAGCTTCCACTACAATACGAAGTATTTCTAATCTTAGTTCTTCCTTATCCATTAAGCATTGTTCTTAAAGTAAATACTTGTTGAACTACTTTATCATGATCTGGATGTGCTTTATTCCAATATGGACCATCCCTATCATTAACAAGTTTACTAATCTCAGCTTCATAGTCTGTACTTCTATCAACGCTTTCGCTTTCAGTACCTACTAATTTATCTTCAGATAATATGTTTGCAATGTTTGCAAAACCTTTAATAACTTCTGGATGATCTCCTAATCGTGTACCATCTTTTAGTTCCATATCTAAGATTTGCGGGTTCATGTTTGCTTTAGCAACTGATCCAGCTTTCTTAATGTTAGCATCATAATTACCACCCCACTCTTTACGAAGCTCAGCTTCTGCATTTGCTTGTGCAGTTTCAGTATCTACTCTTGCTTGTTGTGCAGAACCTTCCATAGAATTTTTGTAAAACTCTAAGATACCTTGTGCTTGTTTATTATTTAAACCAAGTTGATGTGCGTTCTCTGCAAATTGTTTTATTGCACCTTCATCTAATGGAACTACATCCGAGTTAGCTTCTAGTTTATATTTATCTGGAGATTCTGGTCTACCTAGTTTTCCATAAACTTCTTGCCATTGATCGTCTGTTGAGTTTTCATTTGGTACTGCAACTTTATCTTGACCAATCATTCTAGTTGCATTGATGTAACTTTTAGCTAACGCATCTATTTCAGTAAACTTAGAAATGTTTGGATCATTTCTAAACTCTTCTGAGATTGTATCTTTCCAAGATTTAGCAACAGTTGGTTGTTCTGTTGTTGTAGAACTAATTGTTTGTTCTGTTTGTTGAGGAGTGTCTGTAGTAGTTGTTGTCTCTTCTACAGGCACATTACTTTGTGTTATCTGTTCACTTGACATTCTTATTCTCCTTTTGCAGCATTTGTTTTATAAATAGAAGTACGCTGCGTTGACCTTCCATATATGCACTCTCATGACTATCACCTTTTACATTGGTGGTAGAATGATAATGACATCTTTTTTCTAAGTCAGACAAAACCTCTTTGCCTTCGTCTGTATTAAAAATATATTGATAATTTTCTCTAAGTTTTTTTACTAGACTTTCTAGCTGTTTATTTGTTTCCATAAATTATTCAACATCAGCGTTTGCCAAAGCCTGTGCTTCTTCTGGTAATGCTTTTGCTAATGGTGCTACTTTTCCCCCTGCTTCCGCTAGTTGTTGTACTTGTTGCATCTGTTGCATTTGCTCTTGTTGTTGTGCTGCTTGTTGTCTTTCAGCATTTAATTCAGATTGTGGTTTTAATATTTTTTGTGGAACACCAACAATGTCTGCCAAGTGTCTAACCAATTTATCCATATTGATGTGATCAAATACTGGAGCAACATTTGATAAGCTACCTAAGATTTCTATTGCTCTCATAATAGAAGATAACTCTGTAGACTTTTGTGCTTTAGCTAATGGTGATACATATTCTATTTCTATATCTGTACCTGCTAAAAATTCTGGAGCTGGTCTAAATAAATTCTTTCTAAGTATTAATGCGAAAGTTCTATCGATTAATGGTTTTAATAATTCAGATTGAAGTCTACCAAGAACTGGTCCAAGCAATCTCATCTTCTCTTCGTTTCTTTGAATAACTTCTGTTGCTGTCATTTGTGGACCACTCTGCATCATTAATTGATTTACATAGAAAGCATTTCTAATTGAGTTTCTTCTTTGCTCTTCCATGTTTAAACCTAATGGAGTGTTTGCTCCAATGTTTAATGTTTCAATTCTATCTCTAGTTCCTGCTCTGTAAAAATTTAAACCACCTGGTACTGTTCTTACAGGTAACATAAAACCATCATCTGGAACTAATAAAGGTGGATCAACTTGTTTCTGTGCAGACTTGATTGTAGTCTTTGACATTTCATTTAGCATCTTAACATCTGGTAAAGCTGTCATTGCAGGAGATCTACCATAAATTTCGTGTGATGCTTTTAAGTATCTTGGTACTACAAAAGGGAACTCTCTAAAACCAGATACAGATAATTCGTCTCCAGATTCTGCATCTAAGTATACAGATTCAAAAGGCATATTTTCTTTATCTTGTTTTGTAGGATCAAAGTCAGATCTAGGATATACTGCGTGCATAATCTCTACTTCTTGGTATGGATCTTTCTGTGCTTTAGTTGCGATGTTCATTGATACATCACCAAACTTTTGCATTACTGCTCTTGCAGATAAACTAAACTTTCTAAATACTGTATCTATTCTTCCTTTATCATTTTCTGCAATAAAGATTTCATTAATGTGTCTTGTAGAAAATTTTAGAATATCTTCATCATCTTCTTCAATAAACATTGCAGCAGTTCCAAATGTAATTAGATCGTGATACAATTCAAATATTTCTTGTTGGAAGTTAGACTTATTGAATGCAGAGTACATAACTTCTGTTGCATCTTCTAGCCACTCTTTTGCTTCATCCTCA